AGGTAATAGTTTACCAAAAGAAGTTGCTATTAAAATAGAAACTGAGTCTCCTATTTCTGCATTCTTTATACAGGATTACATCTTAAATGTATTTATGGATTACTTCCCATTAAGAGCAAGTGACAAGATAAATACTTATCTATCTGATATAGTTAATAATAATTATAATGATATATATGAAGCATATGGAGATGTTGATACTTTTATTGATCTCTTTAGAAATGATTTATTACAATTTATAATTCAGAATAGTATTGGCTCTGTAGATATAAATACAATAGCTAACTATAAAGGATATGCAGTAAATGATTCTATTGATGTAGAAAAAGTAAAAGGACTTAAAAGAAGTGCTGTATATTATGAAGGTAAAATTTATATTGATAGAGTTAAGCTACGTGAAGAATATAATAACAAAACTTATTCTAAAGCTGCTTATGAAGAAACCGGTTTAGCTAAATTACCAGCAGATAAACGTACTGATGTTGTACCTTTATTTAGTTCTGAAAAACAGTATGCAGCTTTTGTATTAGAAAGAGAGTATTTGCGTGCTACTAGAGAACAAGGAAGTTTTACAGATGATATATATGAGCAAGGTCTTGTTGAAGATGCTTTACATAATGTATATAATCTTAAGAGCATGTTCTTTGGTACTAATAGTTTCCCAGATAAGTATGAGTTTATAAAAAATCTTTTAGAAACTTCTAATTATACATTGTTTGATTATCTTGTTTATGATTCTCAACAAATTAAAACTGGAACTAAAAATGCAATTATCAAAAATCTACGTCTTATAGGTGATACAAAAGATGCGGACTTTTTAGAAGACATGAATGCTCAGTTTGAAGAACTATCTGATATAAATGTAGAAAAGAATCCTGACCCTATTATTAATAGAGAAATTTCTGAGTTCTTTAATAAGTTATCAATCTTTGGATTTATGCAGTCAGGTATGAATAAGTCATATCTAAGTTTTGTACCTATACTATCTAGTAGAAACTTTAAGGATATTATCAATACTAATATTAGTGAGTTCTCTAAAGTACTAGAAAGTGAAAAAGGTAATACCGCACTTTATAGATACTATACTAAGTTTAATGAGCAGAACTCTAGAAACAATACTACCAAGTATAGATTTAAAAATTATGTTGTAGATAACACTATTAGTAAGATGGGAAATGAAATTCCTAAACTTCCAGAAGGTACATCTTCAACATTAACACCTAGAGTATATACTTACAAATATACTAAAGCAGCTACGGTTGGTTTAATTAATAAGTATAGTGAAATTGTAGGTGTTTATAGCGCAGCTAAAGATGGTACAGGAACTAATATGTTAAACACTGATACATATTTAGGAAATGCATCTAAAATAAAGGGTACAACTATAGGACTTCCAATTTTTGAATCCTTTGTTGGAAAACCTAAGTATTTAGATTATGCTAACCATGCTGATAATATGAAGTTAGTTGAAGATGTTATCACTCATCTTAAAGAACTTTATGATAATGGTAAAACATTACTATTTAACACTGAAGGTTATGGAATTTTAGATGAAAATCTTAATATTGATAGTATTGCTTATGCACAGTTATTTAAAGAATTATATTATAATTTTGGATATTTAAACCCTGTATTTGCAAAAGATCCTAAATTTATGGAGTATATTTATTCTGTACAACCTATAAATCAAGCTTTTGATGCGGAAGATTCTGCTCCAGATACGCAAGATGATGTTGTAGAAGAAAAAGAAATATCTCTTATAGATGGTAAAGTGTATCCTGTTTCTGCTATTAATTCTCAAATGTTAGAAGAAATGGGTTATGATGAAGATGGAATTAGTGATATACTTGAAGAAGCTTGTAAAAAATAAATTTAATGGCAACCTGTCCTATAAAATCAGATCCTAATTTTCAAAGATTAGAAAGAATCCAAGGTACTAAGATGGCTTATTATCTATGGGATAAGTTTGAAGGGGATCCTCCAAAAACAGTTTATTATAATGTTTTAAATAAAAAGAGTAAATCCTTACCACTGAATCCTAAATTCTCTGCAGGGATAAATAAAATATTGGTGGATTATCTTAAAGCTTTAAATATTAGATTAGAAACTGGAGATGTAGCTGATGCTGTATTAAACAATATTCCGGGTAATCCTTTAGCAGGTTTTGATATTTTACAAAAGTATTTAGCAATTAGAGATGGTTCTGAAGATGTTTTACCAAAACAAGTTGCTAATATAATGTTAAGCTTCTTAGGTAAGAAGAGTGAACTTTATAATAATTTTTGGTTTAATATTAAAAGCTGGTCTAAGTATAAGGAGCTTTATACAAAGTATAAAGATAGATTAGAGCAAACTGCAGAGTTAGAAGATATTGCCACTAAAAAAGATTCTACATATTTTGAAGATCAGTATACAGATAGAACTTTTAATTCTACAGCTCATAAACAAGTTATAGTAGATTTTATAGAGGAAGGTTTAGTTGATTTTTATGGAAGAGATCTTACAACTTTTGTAAGAAGTGAGAGAGGTAATCCTGATATTGATAAAGCATATTTTGAAAAGCGTGGTTTTAAATATAATCCTTATGATAAAGAATCAACTGCTTTAAAAAAACTTTGGTATAGAATACATGATTTCTTTCTATCTCTTTTTAGAAGAAAGTTTGATAAACTAAGTCAAGTAGATTTAGAAGACAGAGTTTTAGATTTAGTTGATGATATATATAAAGGTAATTATAGAATATTTACAAGAGGTGTAGAGAAAGTTGGTGACTCTTTACTTGTACCTAATGCAAATGATCCCACTAATTTTAAGCAATTAGAAATTAAAAAATATAAACAGACACTATCTAAAGATCCAATAGCAAAATCTATTATAGATTGGATGACTAATAATCCAGAGATGGGTTATAAATTAAGTGGCTCTATGGTGTTAAGATATTTTGGATCTGTATACAGAGCTATTGATGAAGATATCCATGATATAGATGGTATTATACCTTTAAGTGTTGTAGAAAAAGAAAAGAATTACAATGAGTTTTATGGATGGTTACATCATAAAGGTATTTATATAAAAGATCAAGTTGAATTTACTACTAAGGTAAAAGAATTTATAGAAGATCATAGTTGGTATAAAGCTTTTACAAAAAAGTATCCTACATTTGAAATGACCAATGCTTTTATTGGTAAGGATCATAAAAAGAATCAAGAGACAGTTACAGTGCAAGGTGTTATACCAATATTAGATGCTAATGGTAATAAGCAGTTTGATGATAAAGGTAATGTCATAGCTTATGTTTTTGATTTTTTTGTGCGTACAAACTTTGGTAATTATCCAGATATTTTTGATAACTATTTCTATGATTGGAAACAGATCTTTGAAGCTAAAATTAAAATGGGTAGAGCAAAAGATATAGTGGATTTAGTATATTATGATCCTTTTATAGATGATAAGTTTAAATTTAAAAATTCCGGTTACAGATATTTTTCTTTTGCTGATGGTATTAGCTCATTTAATTTAGATAGAAATGCTGAACCAGTTAATAGTTATGCCCCGATTGGATATCCTGAAGTTCAAGATGAAACATATAACAGTTGTAAATTATGAGTAAGTGTAGATTAGATATAGAAAATGATGTATTAAAAACATACAAAAGAGGTTTAGCAGAAAAAGTTGGTAAATTTTTATTACCTACAGATAGTTTAGATACATTTTATGTTAACTCTGCTGGTGATACAAAAGCCGGAGCAGCATCAATTTCAAAAGCCGTGTTTGCTTTAAATGAATTTTGGAATGCTAAGATGGCTGATTTTATAACCTGGGATGGTAACGCTAGAGTATTTGTTAGACCTCCTAGTTATGTTGTAGATTACTATTGGGAAGCTTATAAAAAGAAGAATAACATAACTGAAGAATCTCCTGACTATTATAGAGTACAAGATGAGGATTTTATAAATGAATTATTTCCGTCTGTAGAATCTCAACAGAATGTAAAAGCTCAAGAGATAGCAACTAAGTTTGCTAACAATCTAGCTTCTCAGACGGGTATCAATTATAAAATGATATCTGCAGAACAGGCTGCACAAATTACAACTGATACTACAGCACCATGGAATGGTGAGCCAGCTTTTTATTATCAAGATACAGTTTATTTTGTTGAGAATGGCTTTAAGTTAAATAATGTATTACATGAGTATGCACATCCTATAGTTAGAAGTTTATATCTAAATAATAAAGATTTATTTAATAAACTTTATAGTGATATACTAGCTACAGAAGAAGGTGTTAATATATTTAATACTGTAACTGAACTATATCCGGAGTTTACAGCAGCTGATCCAAACTTTTTACAAGAAGTATTTGTAAGAGCTTTAGAACAAGCAGCTTTACAGAAAGCTAATAAGATATCTTCTACCCCTGGATTTAATTCTTTTATCTCTAATTTATTGTTTGCTATTAAACAATTAATAAGAAAGGTATTTGGTAAAGGTGTAAAAATTGAAAAGTTATCTATAGATACTACACTTGATCAGTTAGCTGATATGTTAACTGGTGAAAACTTTATTCTTACTACAGAGATTATTACACCGCAGGATTTAGTTTCATATGCTAGAAGTAATCAAACTTTATATAATGATTTAAATAAAGTTGATACACAAGATCTTATAAGGGTAGTTAATAGATTTTTTGTTAATTCTAAAACTCAATTAAATAGAATAAGTACTAATAAAAACTATTCTGATTTTGTTAGTGCAATTACCACTGATTCCGGAAGATCTATTCTTAAAGATATAGTTGATAACTTAAGAGTTGCAGAGACAACTACTGTAGATGATAAAGTTAAAAAATTTAAAGATGACCTTGATAAAAGAGAGAAACAAATTACAGCAATTGTAAGAAGTTCATTACAAACAGATATATTATTAGATAGAGTTTTAGAAAAACTTGTAGACATGAAGTCTATGAGTGATACTAAAGAAGTTATTAATCAAACATTCTATTATGATATTTTATTGCGTAACTGGAACAAGTTTATTCAAGAAACTATTAATGGTTTAAGTGATTCCGGATTACGTACAGACAGTTCATTGTTTGCTTTATTTTCTAGAATGTCTAATAAGACAGCTCAAGCAAATAGACTTATCAATGAAATCTATAAAAAAGGTGTTGGTGGTATTTTAACTGAACAAATAGAACCATTAGCAAAAAACGTAGACAATTATTTTACTGAGAAACTTAAAAAATTAAAATCTGAGAATGCCTCTGCAAGAGAAATAAAAAAGATAGAAGAAGAGTGGAATAGATTAAAACTTAACCGTGCCACTATTGATGATTATTTATCAGGTATGCGTGGTGATGTTAACTCTTTGTCTGCTTACGTAGAATCTTTTGCAAGTTCTCCAGATCCTATTATTTCTAGCTTTTCAGTGTTTCTAGATAATGCTTATACAGATGTAGAACTTAAAGCTAAAAAGAATAAAGATGACTTCTTAAGAGAGTTATTACCTGCATTAAAAGAAGCCGGTTACTCTGATAAGAATATCACTAGTTTAATGAAAGAGCTAGTTTTTGAGGAAGAAGTTATAGTACGTGATAAAAATGGTAATGCTAGTACTGTAAAGAAACTTGTTCTACTTAATCCTTTTAAAGCTTTTGAAAAAGTAACTAGTCAGTTTCAGTTTGATATAGAAGAAGCTAAAAGACTTGGTGATATAGAAAAAGCAAGACTTCTTAATAAACAATACAGACAATTCTCCCGTGATTATATGCATGATGAATTTGTACCAGAATTTTATGCTAAGGAGAAAATTTATGATTCTGAATTAGGTTCTATTATATATCAAAGAAAACAAGATATACTAGCTGATATAGCTGATATAGATCAAAGAGTATTTGAAGATCTTACAGAAGATGAGGCTTTTGAAGAAAAGAAAATTCTTTGGAAAAAATATAGTCAGCTTGCTTCATTACGTGATGAGGTTGGTAAACTCAAGATAGGTGATGAATTAGAGATGGCTAAGATAGAAAAGAAGTATAGAGAAGAGTCTAGAAAGTTTTATGAGACTAAAGAAATTACCGGTCTATTTGAGTTTAAGTTAAATCAATTTAAACAAGATCTTTTGGATCAAGGTTTACTATCTGACTCTCAAGAGTTCAAAGATAATGTTAATGATTGGCTTAACTCTAATACACGCTTATCTATAAATGAAAAGTTTTATGAAGATAAAAAAATAATTCTTGATAAGATTAAAGCTATAACAGATACTTTACCTAAAGATGTAGCTAAAAAACTTCAGCAGGATAAACTTTGGGAAGAGCTTATTGATATATCTGTTGGTTTTAGAAATGCTGATGGTCAAATTGTTGCTTCAGAAATGTCTGAAGAAAGAATAAAAAGAGTTAAAGAACTACAAAAAGAATTGATGACCATAAAAAATAATATGGCCGGTTTTAGTGGTTTAAATAAAGAACAATTTGAAAGATATTTAGAACTTGCTAGATTAATTAAAAGCAAGAGAGCTACAATAAATGATAAAGAAGAGTTTAAAGAATTAGATAGATTAAAGACAGAGGGTACTGTAGATAAGTTAACAAAGAAAGCTCTTTTAAAACTTTATGCTGATTTACAAGAAATGCAGTATAAAGAACCAACTGATGATTATTTATCTGCATTTAATGCTAGTTTAGAAGCAATTGATCCTACAAAGATTGCTGCTTTTTCTGTTAGTGAAATAACTACTAGTAATGCTGAAAACTTTTTAAAGCCGGCTTTCTTATCTAAATATTTTAAAGCTAGTCCAGAGTTTAAAAAATGGTTTTTAGATAATCATATTGAAACAGAAAGATATAATGCTAAAACTAAGAAAGATGAAAGAGTTTATGAAAGATTGTATGTATGGAATGTAACTCTTCCAAATGATGAAAAGTATTATAATACTTACACTTACAATGATGTAAACCCTGCTACTGGTGAGATTACTGAAACTACTTTGTATAAAATACCTACTATGGATTTTTATAGAAGAGTTGTTAAGAAAGAATACAGAACAGGTTACAATAAATCTACAGGTAAAGTAGAACGTAAAGTAGGAGTACATGTAGATAACCGTGGTAATTGGTTACCAAGAACTGTTGCAGAAGGTGCAAAAGATGATTCATATATAAACAAAGCTTATTATGATTTACAAAAAAGCTCGCCTACTAAAGCTAAAGTTCTTGATGTTATTACTAAATACACTCTTCTTTTCCAGGAAGATAAAACTAAATATAGTAAATTATATTTAGATGTTCCAAGATTTAGAAAGTTAAAAAATGAACTTATCGGCAGTAGTTTAAATGCCGGTGCTCAGAAAGTTAAAACATTTATTAAACAAGCTAAAGATGCTGTAAGTAGCTCTGATGATGATTTTGATCAAGGTTTTAACTATAATGATAGTTTTAATTTAGTTAAGGCTGATATATTTGATGAAGAAATTTCATCTATTCCTGTAAAAGGGTTATATAAATTAGATGTAGATCAAGTATCATTAAATGTACCTTATTCTTTACTTCAATACATGCTTTCATTAGAGCATCAAAAGAAGTTAATAGAATTAAATCCTTTAGCGCAAGCTTTACAGAAAGTTGTTAATAACCCTGAGAATGCTATTAAAGATACATCTAAAGTAAACGGTTACAACTGGGTTACTAATAATGTTAAATCTTTTGTTGCTAAAAAAGGCAAGAATGTAAGAGCTGAAGCAATTAACACTCTTATTGAAAGGGAGTTTAAAGGACAAACAAGAGAGGGTTGGTTATCTGATCCTTCCACTACAAGTAAGGTTGTAGATATATTACAGAAACAAGCATCCTTTGGAATGTTTGCTTTTAATATATTTCCTTCTGCTGTTAAAAATTTTGGAGGTGCTGTAACACAAATGATTATAGAATCAGGTGGTGGTAAGTATCTTAATAAGCGTTCTTACATACAAGGCCAATCAAAAGCTTTAAAAATGATGACTGATATTTCTGCTAGTATATATAATGCTGGTGAGAAGAGTATTGATTATCAATTAGTTGAAATATTTGATCCTATTAAAGGTAGATTTCAAGAAAGATTTGGTGCTGACTTTGGTAGATCAATGGGTACTGATTTGGCTGATAGTTTAATGTTTGGTTCAGGAAGAAGTTTCTCAAATGGTATATATACAGCTCCAAGAAAATGGTTAGAGAATGAAGGTACTTTGTCTTTGTTTGCAGGTATGATGATATTCAAAAAAATACCAAGAACTATTAATGGACAAACTAATATGATATCTTACATAGATGCTTGGGAAAAAGAATCTGATGGTACTATTAGATTAAAGTCAGGTATTGATCAAAAGTATGCTCCAGGAGGAGAAGAATTTAAAGCTATGCGTAATACTATCCAAGAGAAAAGCAATGACTTACAAGGTGCTTATTCTACAATGGATAAAGTATTGTTAGATAAATATGCTGTATGGAGAATGTTCTCAGGATTAAGAAGATATTTTACAAGAATGTTTGTAAATAGATTTAGTCCTTTAAGATATAATTCACGTACAGGAGATCTTACACAAGGTTATTATATAGCATTTATGAAGTTCTTGAAGTCTTTTATTTCAAGAGCATCTAGTGGTAATGTATTTATTACAGAAGATGAAGCTTATGCTGCAAAGAAAGTAATAACTGAAGGTGTTACTATTACATTACTATCTCTTATTATTGCTTATCTTTTTGATTATGATCCTGATGATGAAGAAAGATTTGAAAAAATGCGTCAGAGAAGTGGTGATTTACTTTCTGAAGATTTTAATCTAGGTGGTTGGTTAATAAACCATGGTCTTGTTGCAACATTAGGAACAAGACAAGAGACTATTACATTCTTAAATCCAAAAGAATATGTTGGATTAATATACAGTGGTGGTGCTCCTACATTAGGTCCAATTTCAGATAAGTATAAAGACTTTGGTGTAGATTTAATGCACCTTGTTTTAAATGATAATCGTGCTTACTATACAAGAGATGTAGGACCATATTCATGGCAAAAAGAAAACTCTCCTAAAATATTTAATGATGTTGGATATTTATTTGGATTTACTGGAAGTCAGGTTGATCCTGTTAAAGCATTGAAAGGAATGGAATATCAGATTAGAAGATAACATAGTTATATAATATTTACTAAATTTTAGGTATATTATATATGTATAAGTATATAACTATGAAAATTTTTAAATCAATATTTGAGTGGATCAAGCAATTCTTGGCTGATGCTGATGGGGAGGCTTCATCTAAAAGATTAAGTATGCTCTTTCTTGTTTCTTGTCTTGGATTTGGTTTTATCGCTAGTGCTGTCACTCACAAAGATATACAACCATCTGAGCACCTCACTGATGCGGTGGTTACAGTCATTCTTTTCTTAGCCGGTTTTACTAATATAGATAGAGCTATTAAAGCATTTGGTTCTAAACCAAAAAAAGATGAGGAGGTTATACCATGAGTTTTACAAGAGAGCAAGTAGAATTAGCTGTAAAGGCTAAAGGTTATAAATATTTTGAAAACGGAGACTTAAATGTAAATATTATTGGTATCCGTAACTCTGCACCCGGTAGTAAAGTTACCAACCTATTTGATGATTGGTTAACTCTTTCTTATAAAGAGGGAGGTGTATGGCAGTTCTATATTTGGAATGCCACCACTGATCCCGGAAAAGCTCCTATGGTTGCTGGTAATAAAATTGGTGGTATAGCTAGAGTAGTTCCAGGACAATATCCCGGTTCTCATATGGTTAGATTACACCAAGGTAAGTATGAAGCTTTAGGACAGAAAGCTAATATTAAAGTATATAGAGATAATGACAGAGATACAGAATATGATACAGACACTATCACTGAAGGTGTTTATGGTATTAATATTCATAAAGCTGGTCAAGACTCTACATGGGTAGAGCGCTGGTCTGAAGGTTGTCAAGTGTTTAAGCGTGTAATGGATTTTGATGCATTTATGAAAATCTGTAAGAGAGCTTCTAAAATTCACGGTAATTCCTTTACTTACACTTTAATTGAATCTAAAGATATCAAATAATGGCATCACGTAAAGTTAAACTTGGAGAAGACATGGAGTTTTCTCTTACTCCTAAAGTATTAGCTGGTATTATAGGAATTGTATCTGCAGTTATTGGATACCATTACTGGATACTTGGTCAATTAGATGAGGCCAAGTCTCTACCTAAAATAGGTAATGGTGTGTATATTGTAGATCCTGCTGATCCTGCAGCTAAAGAAACTTATCCTCCGTCTAGACAAGAATTTCAAATGAAAGATGAACTTACTAGACAAGAAATTATGCAGTTAAAAGAATTAATAAATAACAAATAATATGAAAACCATCTTTGCAATTTTTTCAATGTTGTTTTTTACAACCATTTATTTTTTTATAACAGAAGAGGTTAAACAACCACCTGTTAAGTTTAATCTTAAAGCTGCACCTGTAGTAGTTGTACAGTATATGGCACCATGGCCCGGTGTAACTGCTTATCAAGGTCTTGAAAAACTTCAAGGTTGTGCATACATCTCATGTGATTTAGAAAAATCTCCTTATTACAAGACTAGTCAGAAGATTCATAGTCTTCCAACTATTATAGTTTACAAAGAGGGTCTTGAAATGAAAAGATGGGAAGGCGGTCTTGCAATGAAAATTAGTGTTCCATTTTCTGTAATACAATCTGAAGTAAAAAAATGTCAGCCGTAAAGAAAAAATCAATGGGTACTGTTGCTTCTTTAGCTCCAAAGAACAACAAGAAGAAGGGTAAAGCTCACAAATCTGTGGGCCCTAAAGGCAGCATTCTTTGAAAAATGCCGTAAATTAATAATAAGAGGTAAACTATAATGTCGCAAATAGAAAATATAGCAGCTGAGTTAAGTTTATGGGCAAATGAATCAGAAGTACTATATTCAAAAACTAATGAGTTAGTATATAATAATCTATCAGGACATTTAAATTTATTATCTGCTTATACATATAGACTATTAGCAGAACCCACATCAGGAGGTGTTACTACATTTAATACTAGAGTAGGAAATGTAGTTTTACTTTCAACTGATATAACTAGTGCTTTAGGATATACACCACCGGTTACACTTAATGAATTAAATGATGTAACAATTCCATCACCTTCAGATGGACAATTGCTTAGATTTAATTCAGCTACTGGTCAATGGGAAAACTGGAGTCCTTCTTTTAATGCGTTTAAGATAGATTATGATTATAATTTATCAGGTGCAAAAAATGGAAGTAATACCAACTTTAACACTAGTTCTAATTTTGTAACAGGTACTACAAGAGTATTTCTAAATGGACAAAGATTAACTAGGGGTATAGGATATGATTACGTAGAAGCAGGAGTAAGCCAAATAAGTCTTGTATATGCTCCTGTACCTTCAGATCAATTAATAATAGAATATCAAATAAGTTAAATAATAAATAAATAAAAAAATGGCACTAACTAAAATTAAAAAGTCGCAACTTGATGCACTTAATATTGTAAACAGCGATATAGATGTATCAGCAGCCATAGCAAGTTCTAAACTTGCAGATGGTGCAAATTTTATCAAGAAGGATGGATCAGTAGCTTTTACAGCAGATCAATCTTTTGGAGGTAACAAAGTAACTAACATAGGAACTCCTACTTCAAATACAGATGCTGCTACCAAAGCTTACGTAGATTCAGTTGCTCAAGGTTTGAGCGTTAAGACTGCGGTACGAGTAGCAACAACTGCAAATATTACATTGAGTGGTACGCAGACTATTGATGGTGTTGTATTAAGTGCTGGTGATCGTGTTTTAGTTAAGAACCAGAGTACTACAACAGAGAATGGTGTATATAATGTATCAGCAGGTGCTTGGTCACGTTCAACAGATTCAGACACAGGTGCTGAGTTGGTTAATGCCTTCTACTTTGTAATATTGGGAACTACTTTGCAGGCTACAGGTTGGACTCAGAGTACACCCGGACCTATTACAATTGGTTCTACAGCAATTGTATTTAACCAGTTCTCTGGTGCTGCGGATTACCAAGCGGGTAACGGTCTGACTAAATCAGGTCTTACCTTTAACGTAGGAACTGCATCAGCTTCTCGTATTGTTGTAAATGCTGATGACATTGACTTGGCAACCACAGGCGTAACAGCAGGTACATATAACCGCTTTACTGTTGATGCTTATGGTCGTATCACAAGTGCAACAGCTGGTACAACAGATAACTTAGTAGAAGGTAGTACAAACTTATTCTTTACTAATGTTCGTGCTCAAGCTGCTATTACAGGAGCCGCATCTTCTATTGTAAATACAAACTTAACTGCAAGTAGAGCTTTAGTTTCAGATGTAAGTGGAAAAGTAACGGTAAGTGCTGTAACAGCAACTGAAATAGGATTTTTAAGTGGTGTAACATCTGCTATTCAAACTCAATTAAATGCTAAACAACCTTTAGATGCTACGTTAACTGCATTGGCAGCAACAATTACTGCTGCTGACACAATGATTTATTTCAGTGGTGTAGATGTAGCTCAGATTGCTTCTTTAACAGCATTTGGAAGAACTATAATGAGTGCTGCTGATGCTACTACAGGTCGCGCTGCATTAGGTGTTGTAATTGGAACAGACGTTCAAGCATATGATCCTGACTTAGGTGCAATTGCTGCATTGAGTGGTACTTCAGGTTTCTTGAAGAAGACTGCCGCAAACACTTGGTCACTTGATACCAATACTTACTTGACAGGTAACCAATCTATTACCTTGTCTGGTGACGTTACAGGTACGGGTGCAACAGGTATTGCAGTAACATTGGCTAACTCAGGTGTAACTGCCGGTACGTATGGTAGTGCAACTCAGGTTCCTGCTTTTACAGTTGATGCAAAAGGTCGTGTAACTAGTGTAACTAATACAGCAATTAACTTGATTAGTTCTTTGAGTGGATTGAGTGATGTAACTCTTTCTTCTCCTGCTGATGGTCAATTATTACGCTATAGTGGTGGTGGAACAAATAAATGGGTAAACTGGACTCCTAACTACATTACAGGTAACCAAACAATCACTGTAAGTGGTGATGCAACAGGTTCAGGAACTACTTCTTTATCTCTTACTTTAGCTAATAGTGGTGTTACTGCTGGAACTTATACTAAAATTACTGTAGATGCTAAAGGTAGAGCTACTGTTGGAGCAAGTTTAAGTACAAGTGATCTTCCTTCTGGAACGATTAATATCTCAAACATTGCAACTAGAGAAACTCCAACACCTTTACCTAACGGTGTTAATACTACATTTACTGTAACTGGTGCTTGTATTCCAGGAACTGAAAATGTTTATTTTAATGGTGTACTTATGGAGCCCGGTGCAGGTAATGATTACGTTGTAACTTTGGCAAGTCCTTTTACAATTAACTTCTTATTTGCTCCTACTTCTACAGATAAAATTCGTATCTCTTATATTAAACCATAATGGCTAGAACACAGATTACCGGTTCTCTTATTGAAAATTCTTCCGTACTAAGAAGTGATATAAATACCACTATCTCTGGGGAAGCACTAATTACTAAAGTATTGGTTAATAGTCCTTTGACAATTAGCAGTACAGGTATAAACTCAGGAACAGGCGATGTTACTTTGGGTCTTAGCACAAGTAATTTAGTGACTAGTTTTAATACGAGAACCGGAGCCGTAACCTTGAGTGGTAGTGATGTAACTACTGCTCTAGGTTTCACTCCTGTTAGTGGAAATCAAACTATTACATTAAGTGGAGATGTTACTGGTTCAGGTGCAACTGCAATTACAGCAACTTTAGCTAACACTGCAGTTACTCCAGGTTCTTATACAAGTGCTAATATTACAGTAGATTCTAAAGGTAGAATTACTGCTGCTTCTAATGGGGGTGGAGGAGGATCTACAACTACAGCAAGTTTAATTACAGGAAATACTATTAATCTATATAATACTACTAGTGACGTAGGTTTTTTAAAGTTAGAATATTATGCTAAGCGCACCAGTGCTCCTATAAATGGAGAACAAGAAATGGGTCTTATATATGTTACATTTTTATCAGGAAATCCTTTAGGAATAAACTATTGGATAGATTTTCAAACTCTTACTCCTGCTTCTTTTGGACAACTAAGCTTTAATGTTACAGGTGGACCAGTATTAGATATTACAGTTAATAATCCCAATCCATATAACATGGACATCTACTATAAGATTACTAGTTTGTAATTATTAATATATTTTGTATATTATATATAAGACTTAGTAATGGCAGCAGCAAAAAAAGGTGGTAACAGCATGGCTAAAAGCCCAGCACCTAAAAATACAAACAAGAAAAAAGGAAAAGCTCACAAGTCTGTAGGACCTAAAGCAACTCCTAAATCTAAGTATAGAGGTCAGGGAAGATAATCTGATTTTTATTCAAATAACATGCCAAATTATTTAAATATATTTTTTAAATTTTATACATTATTGTAGAACTTATAGAATTTTTATATACTTCCCCTAAGTCTTCTAATAGGTTTATTTTATTGATAGTTCATATACTAATTACATATTTTATATTTAGTATTTAATAAATTTAGTATATATTTGTCACATGGTATTAGCAGATTCAGAAATATTATTGGAGTTAGAAAGAGGTATGGTTGTCATTGAACCATTTGATCAGAAATATCTTAATCCAAACTCTGTAGATTTAACTTTAAATCCTAAGTGTAAAATTTATGTTGCTGATGTTTTAGATTGTAAAAAGCCAAATCCTGTAGAAGAATTTGAAATTCCTGAAGAAGGTTTTGTTTTACAACCGGGTGAGCTGTACCTATACTCTTGTAATGAAACAGTGGGATGTAGAGGTGATGTTTGTGCAACAGTATTAGGTAAGTCTAGTTTAGGAAGATTAGGTTTAGATATCCATATCTGTGCAGGATTTATTGATTCAGGTTTTGTAGGATCTCTTGTACTTGAAATGAGAGTTGTAAAGCCATTAAGAATCTATCCTAATATGAAGATCTGTCAAATTAAATTTGAAAGAGTGGCCGGTAAAATTCTTGCTAGTTATGACAAAAAACCAGAAAGCAAATACCACGGACAATCAGGAGTCCAAGAATCCCTCATGCACAAAAATTTCTGATTATTGTGTATTTTGTAATAGTAAGGTAGAATATATTTTTGTACATGGGCACTATCAATGTCCAGTATGTAAACAAAATGCTATACCTTGCTGCAACGGAGAACAAGCATGACATCAAATTCACATGAAGATGAGGTTTTCAAAGCTAAAAGAAAACCCAAAGGGCCGATAACATTTAATATCACCCTAAATGAAGAACAGAAAAAAGCTAAGGCTTTAATCTTAGATAATCCTATAACTGTTCTTAGAGGAATGGCCGGCTCAGGAAAAACTCTTGTAGCTTGTCAGGTTGCTTTAAATCTTCTCTTTACAAAAGAGATAGAGAAGATTATTATAACCCGGCCTACAGTCTCTAAAGAAGACATAGGATTTCTTCCAGGTGATATAAAAGAAAAAATGGATCCATGGTTAGCACCTATTTATCATAACCTATATGCTCTTTACAACAAAGAGAAGATAGATAAAGAAATAGAGCTTGGTAATATTGAGATTGTACCATTTGCTTTTGTAAGAGGTAGAACCTTTGTTAATAGTTTTGTTATTGTGGATGAAGCACAGAATGTGACTCATACACAAATGGAAGCTATTCTAGGTAGACTTGGTAGAAATAGCAAAATGGTTGTTTGTGGAGACATGGCTCAAATAGATCTTAAAGATAAGAAGACTACAGGTTTTAGTTTTCTATCAAGAGTAGAAGAGCATGTACCCGGTTTTAAAGTATTTACTTTATTACAAAATCATAGACATGAAATTGTAGCTCCTATACTAGAAGTGTATAGAACTTTTAGGGATTAAGATCATTATAGAAAAAATACGGACTGTTACCGTATGATCTATCTATATCTTCTGAAGTAAAGTCTTCAGCATTAACTTTTAATCTAGGAATATTATTTATATCATATGGGATTATAAAATCCGGATTGTGCCATCTAAGTAAGTTATTAGGTTGAGCACAGAAATTACCATCTTCTAATTGTATAAATTGATAGCATTTACTATCATTATCTACAGCATATCCTACACTTATTGAGTTAGCATCACCAAAATAATCATCTAAGGTAAATAAATATTTACCTGATCTCCATTTACCATCTCTACAATGGATATCTACTCTCTTGTATTGTAAGAAACTAAATGTAGTTACAGAGATATGATTACTCTGGCAATCCCAGGTCTGTAATAAACTTAATCTAGTCTGTTCATTATCAGAGAGCAAATCAAAATCTTCTTTGTGTACAAAAGCACTAAGGGGCTGCATAAAAAACACAGCCCCAAAATTGCTTTGAAAATGAAATAACAATGGTTTATTTATAATACATTTTACACCAAACAAATATCCTTCAGTAATACCATCACCAAGTCCTATATAAGAGTTCCTTATATAACACTTTATGTATGGGATATTTGCGTTTAGTGCACTCATTTTAAACTAGGCAGGACTTACATGACTTAGCTTTCCATCATCCATCAAAGCCTATTACCAGTGGGTTAGTGGTTACCTAGTATTACCAAATAATGGCAATATCTTGTTCGCCTATCATCATTTTTATGCCTTCTTCTTGCATATCAATTATCTCAGCGTTTTGTAAAACATATGTTGGAAGATAAACTTTATCACCAACTTTAACTTCTACTACATCAGAACCAATTGCATAGACTTCTAGCTCTTTCCAGCTCTTCATCCAATCTTTTTCTAATTCTGCTTCTGCTTCTGGAGTAAGTTCTATACCTGAGTTTCTTTTTTCAGGTTTGTTTATAAGAATTCTTTTACCCCGTAATTTGAATGTTGTCATAATTATCTAATATATCTTTTATTTTGTTCTTCAAATCTAATTCATTTTTATATGACTTAGGTACTTTTTCCCAGTTTTTCATCTTCTTTAAAGCATTAATAACCGTTGCATGGTCTCTTCCTCCAAAGTATTCTCCTATTTTATTAAGAGCATAACCCTTTTGTTTAAGACAATAGAATGCAATATGTCTAGCTATTACCAACTCTCTTTTTCTAAGAGCAGAGCATAGTTGTTGCTTTGTAAAACCGGTAACTAATAAAATAGAATTAAATACTTTATCTATATAATCTTCTTCTAATAAAGGTTTAGATAGTATAGTAACTCTTTTATTTAAACTTACAATAGTCTCAGCATAATCTTTTTTTATATCTTCAATTCTGGCTACATAGTAAGTCTCTACATCCTGTAATTTTTTTGTAAGCCTCTTATTTTGTTCTTTAAGAGAGCGAATCTCACTTAGTAATCTGGTTTCGTACTGTGTTACTGCACTTCCCATATCACTTATTTAATTCAAGTAAGCGTTTGATTTTAGTCTCAGCTTCTTTTCTATTTAGTGGGCCAAAATCTTCCCATTGTATGGAAATTTTTTCAACAACACCATTTACTTCTTCAATAAAAGCAATGAAGGGATGAGCCTTTAATTCGAGCTCATCCTCCCATTGTAATTTCTCAGTGTATACACCGGTCATCTCTATAGATGATTTTACCTTCTTGTCATTTTTATTAAATGATATCATAGTTCTAGTTTTGTTTGTTGATAGGTTATTTTTTCAGGTGATATGTTTACAATCTCTTTAATTGCATTACTAATATAGTAATCATAATTAATATTATTCCAATCTATATCATGAACTTTATTAAACAAAGTTTGCATCCATCTACCTGCTTCTACTTGTGCAAGTCTGCCATCTTTATATTTCTTTATAATCTTACAACCTTTCTTACTTATATAGTACCTAACTATTTTGTTTAGTGTAGTCTCTACAAGCTGTTGGTTTATCATACACATAGATACAAAGTTGGCCGTACTTTTTGCTTTTACACCACCACAAAAGTCCATTATATTTTTGGATTCTTTTATAGTTTTTTCTACTGGTATTCCATTAACAAAGTAATGATATAAAGCCTTCCTTATAATTAAGAAGGATTTATTTTTATGTAAGGCTAGTTTATGAAACTCAAATCTACCCTTACATTTTACAGGTTTAAAAGATAAATCTTTCATGTATACATAGTAGGGCTCATCTTTCTTAAGTTCTTCATATGACTTTTCATCTTTGGCTTTTCTCTCTGTAAACACTGCTATATAGTTATTTACATCACCAATAATCATCTTTTCATATTCATCAAACTCCAATTCAAGCTGAGTTATTTTTTCCCACTGCTTACAGATCTCTATGTATTTATCATATGTTTCATTGGGTATTAGAAACTCTAGACCATCTGTATTCTGCATAATAGGAATGCTACCTGGAATACCTTCTGCAATCATTTCATATAGCATCATTAAACTTAACTGACCATTGATAGTAATTCTCATGGTAAGTTCCGGGTCATATAGAAAACTATTTGCATCATTGCTAAGACCATAAGTACTATTTAATATAATCTTATATACATAGTTCTTAGGATCTTTCTTAGGTATCTTCTTTCTCTCTGTAAAGAACCATTCATACTGTTCACAGAAATCTTCTTTTGGTAAATGTGCAGGGGACCATTTATTCTTGATAGCCAGATTAGGATAATAACTTACTACATCTGCAGTAACTATTCTCATTCCTTTGCCGGCCTGAATAATACCTTGCCTTGCACCATGTAAACCACCCAAACCAAAGTCTGTTTGCATCCCTTTATAGTTTACACTATAACTAAATGCACCCTTTGTATTATTGGCATCTATTTCTAAATCATTAAACTTGGCCAGTAAATCTTTTAGTACTGGTGTTTCAAACTTAACATAAGGTAGAATAATATTCTTAACCTTGATCTTGTCTCTCTTAGTTCTTAGTTGGCTGATTTCATAAGCACTCATACCAATCTTCTTTGCTAAGAAATACTTAAAGAGTTCTTTAGATATTCTTGGTTCAGATGCACTGTATAAATCTATACCATATTCACTACTAAGACCTACCCGGAGCATAATCTGTTCTTTACTTGCTTCCATTATCTTCTTAGTAAACTTTACATCATTCTTACAATAATTAATAACCATCTCTTCTTTCTCATCTGTATCAATTATATCTGTATGATGTAGAGGCATCTCTTCCACATTGTGCCAATCCATAGTATATTCCAACCATTTAAGGCTAGAACTTTTTGCTGGATTGTCCCAGTGATTAAGTTTAAATAAATCTATTTGTCTAATAAGAATATCTTTAGGTCTGTATAGCGCAAAACTATTACTCTGCTTTCTATTAATAACATCTTGTGCTGTTATATAAACCTTCTTTGTAAACTCTTTGTAATCAAGAGATTTAAGAGTATCTCTCTTATCTATTAAGTATTGAATAATCTGAGCATCAAAGTCAAGACCATTAAAACTAATGTGCCATTCATTGTTCTTAACTGTTTCTTCAAGAAATTCCATTAGTTCATTAAAGTTATTCTCTTTAAAAGAAACTTTATAGACTCTTACTTCATTAGTTTTGTAGTGCTCAAATACTACACAAAAGAAATCAGACATAGTTTCTATGTCCATTATCCAATTATTCTGCATATTTTTAGATAAAAAAGGGGGAGTCTCCTCCCCCATTTTACATATGTTGGTTTTTTTATCCTTTAAAGAGTTGCATCTAATATAGACAAATCAAACTTGTCACTATTAATACTAAACATATTAATAATGGATTTAATCTCATCTACAGTTGTGATGTAGTACTCCTGGTAAGAATCAACTAATCTTCTCTCTTCCTTGTATGTTTTCTCTGGGTTCTTTCTATTTTTAGCAGGAGTTACGTCACCATTTGCATCCAATACAGGTAGCATGTGATAAGCCTGTTTTCTTAATTTAGATATAATAACCATCATTTTTACTTCAGGGTCATATATCATTTCTACATAGGGGCAACTCTCGTTAATTGGAATAAGTCTGAAGCTATTTCTACCATTCCATACGGAGTTAATACATATCATAGATTTTTCTAATCTTTCACTCATTCTACAAATCAAATAATCAAATCTTTCATTTCCAAACTTTCTATTGGAATTTTTAATGTTTCTTTATCAATGTCCAAAGGTGCACATAACTCACCCACTTGTTTTAGCAAGTCTACTTCAACACCTAGCAATTCAGCATAGATATTAAAATAATCATCCGGGTACAAGTAACTCATTACATACTCATGAGTACTAGAACTTGTACCGTAATAACTTTTAATTTCTTTCTTTGTTGCATCACTAAGTTGTGAATATTTACCTGCTACAACTCTATCAAAATCTAGTGGCTTGTCATCAAATGTAAAGATATAAATACCTTTACTATCATCTGTTTGTCTGAAGTCACAGAACATTTTATTACCTAATAACTTTACACGTTCAAAGGTTTTAAATTGCTCTGAGTCATCCATGTTATAAACACAGATAAGCTTTCTATCTTTTGGAGTTACTATCTCTTCCCAAGCCACATATGTTTGCACAGGCTTAACAAGTGTACCCCTTCTTATGTCTAAGCTAGGATATAAGAATATCCTAGATTTCTGTATGTAATCCTTATGTAGTTTCTTCATAGAATCATGCGCTTTTTAACAAACTGATATGGTAAATCAAATTTTTTATTAGTGTAATACCATTCAAACTTTTCTAACTCTTCATTAACTTTTAATGCCCATGTTGCTAATGTTAGCGGTGATACAGGAAATACATACATCTGTTTATACTTATCTACCACTATAAACTCACAATCAAAACCATACTCATATCCAAAAGCCTGCCTAACTAATATACAATAGATAGCCATTTGGGCCCAATAGTTATAGTATTCTACAGTCTCTGGAAATTCTGTAATAGTTTTACCGGTGGTCTTAATATCACGTATGCAATACAACTTCTTATCATGATCAATAACAAGTCTATCTATAATACCTTTCAAACCAAACGGTGTTTCTTTTACATCAATCATTAATGGGTGCTCAGAAAAGATTTCTACATTATCAAACTCTGACTTATCCATAAATAAACTTTCAGCAATACTTGGATTCTTCTTCATTAACTCTACAGTTTTATTAGCAGAATCATACATAGATTGCTCTATTACAATTTTACCTTTTGCAGAGATTAACCCTTTAAGATATTCATTTGTATCATCAGTTATAATTTTCTCCAATCTTTGCTTATCTGTTTTAAGAGATTGGTGTAGGTTATATCTGATTAGTTTATTTAGAATATCATCCTGGTAGTTCTCTAATAAATCAATGTCTGGATACTCTCTAAACAATTCATCTATTATTCTTTTAGTGTTCTCAGATGGAAACTTTCCACTGCTAATACTAAACTTATTACTAAACTCAGTTGGTTCTAGTAGAAGGCAGTGAATAACACTACCCTCTACTAAATGACTGTCCAACCTATCTTCTTTTTGTCCAAGCACATAATAGTTATAATATGCCATAGGACTAAACATAGCTTTACTAAGTGCTGAGTAACTAAGATATAACTTATTACTATAATACTGATCTATTAATTCTTGTTCTGTCATACTAATTTTTCCTTAAAGTCATCTTTTAAACTAATAGATGTAATTGCAAACATATCATTTTCACCGTGATTTTTAATAAACTCTAAGATTTCATTTTTAAATAATCCTAAAATTTCTTTATTCATAGTTCCTCTGTTAAAACATGGTCTAATTACATGCATTATGTTATTACGATAAAAATAACTGATATCTATACTCCATTCTTTCTTACAATAGTTTCTTAGATTCTTATAACTAACGTGTTTACTAGCTGAGATATCATTAAAACTATGTTTAGATGCTAATAAAAGAATATAAAACATAGACTCTTCATAATTATAGTTACATAATAATTCCAAAGCTACTTCAGCATTCTGATAATTACTAAACATTTGGTTTAATCTTGTATAACCTTCATGATCAATAGTTTTATTACCATTACACTGTTCAATAAGAGTTTTTTCATCAATCAAATCAGTATTTGTATTTTTAATATTCTGTGTAAGATTATTATAAACATCACCTTTAAAAAATCTCATTTGTATAGAAACATCACTTACTTCTAAATCATCTTCAGGTATACTATACAAATCACAAAATTTTGCAATTAAGTTTCTTACTCTATAAGGAACTAAAACTTTATCATTATTAATTGATGCTATTTTACTTTTAACTTCAGTTATAAAAGTTTTTAGCTTAACTTCTTGTGAATAGTCAGGATCATTCTCTATTAAATCTAAAAGCTTAATAAATGTATCTACACGTATAGTTTCATAATAATAATTAATTTTCTCTGTTGTCTCATCTATGAATGCTTGTGTGTTAATTATAATTTTAGTAGCTTTATCTATATTTCTTACAATATCAAATCCCACATCTTTACCAAGTTCTCTAACTTTAAATCTTGGGATGGTAACACCGGGAAGGAAGTAGATTTTATCTCCCTTCCCTAGTTTATTGTTTGAAATATTTAGATTATCTAAATCTGAGTCTTCAAATATTATTTTTTCATAAATATTCATTTCTTCAGATAAAAATGCTACTGCTTCATTTTTATGATTTTTAAAATTATAAACACTAGTTAAATTATTTAATTGATAATGACTAGTGGTTAAGAGCTCTAAAATATTTTGCATAATTATTTTACTGTGTATTCTACAACTTTATCGTTTAACAATAGTTTCTGAAACTTTTGCTTGTTACCATTAATAAGATTTCTTACAATCATATATTTCAAGTCAACAGCAAATAGATCATCAACAATTAATTTTTCAATTCTTTTAATTTGTACATCTTTAACAGGATTGGTTTTGAAATAGTTAAGAGCATAGTTTACAATCCTAGTACTAAAGATACTAGCAATGTCTGCTCTATAATTTTCTCCTTTACCAATACTTGCATTTAACTGACCAATAACATATTGCTCACTGTCATTAAACAATACATCATGTGGTGAAATTAATTTATCAAGTTTGTTATTAATAAACATAGTAAATAATTGACTCATCTCTGGACCAACACTACCCTCACCAAGCATTTGAATCATAGCAAGGTTTTCTTCAAAGCTTTCAAAGCTTGAAATACTATTAAAGAAAGTAGTAATTGCACGCGGGTTAGTTTTCTCTGTTACAATCTCAGGATGCTTAATAATAAAATTAATACATCTGCCATCTATACCAGCTTCTTCTGCCCACTCAGCCCAGCAGTTTACATCAAATTTTAATTCACAAGATACAAATCTGGTTGTTTGTGCTGTATCCATAGATTGTACATTATACTCACCATTATCAGGATTAGTGGTAAGAATAATAGTCCAGTCTTTTGGTAACTGCCAAGAGATATACTTTTGAGTATTGATTAAATCCATGCATGCTTGTAACATTCTAGGGTCCGCCATTTTGTTATCCTATAGGCTCTTTATCCTATAGATCTATATATTACTATATAGTTCAGACTATATCATCAATCAAATTAGATCCCAAAAATTATCACTTATTATCTGACTAAATTCAGAATTAAGTGGTTTTTGATTATCTATAAATGATTGCAGGGCACTCGTGTCAACATTACTGTCCTCAGCATTACCTGTTAGGACTCGGTTGTTAGTCGTTGAACCTTCAAGAGTATTACTACTCAAGCTTGGCTGCTGATTGTCCTCATTTGTAGGAGTTTCCAGCAATTCACCCTGTTTTAAACGCGCATCGGACCAGATGCTTTCTTTATAAATTTTTCTTTCACCTTTTATTACCCTCATTATATATAAGGTTTTAAAACCTAAAACTTTAGAAATTTCAGATGTACTATTCCATAAAATTTTAGTACCATCTTTTTTTTCTTCTAGTACAGGAAAGTTTTTTGTTCCTGTATATATAATGTTGTTTTTTTCTTCATAACTGTAAATAAATTTATCTTTTACACTATAGTTTGTATTTTTTGCAGCACTTGATATAATAGCTGATAATGAATTGATATTATCACCATCTTCTAATATATATTTTGCAGCATCAACAATTGAATTAAAAGTCTTAATTTTTTTACCAAGTTTTGTATACATGGTAATTTTTTTAATTTTAGAAAATTTACTGTTATTATTATAACTAATATTTTCTTTTTTTATATAAGACCATTGAAATCCACCTGCTGATTTATAAAGTTTTCCTCTACAGCAAGCTGATATACTAGAACTTTCTAAATTATAGAATCTAGCAGCTTCACTTGCGGATGGAAAATACCCTATATAATCACCATTTAAACTATATTGATAAACTATTTTAGATTGTGTTTTAGAATTTGTTTGTGTTACAGGATCCATTTTAGAGTTAAGATCTGGTGATAAAGTATCAATCCAGTATTTTTCTCTATGTAATCTTATATCTTCAGAACATTCTTCTAATAAACAATAAGCACATTTGTTAATACTATACTTATTAAATCTATTTTGCATATATCTATTTTCATGCTTAGATTTTTTAAGTTTTAATATATGTGCTCTTAATCTTTGTTTTACATTTAAAGAACTACCTACATACATATGTTCATTTATTTTTATTAAATAAATTCCAGATGTATTTAAGCTTTTTGGAATAATAGACTTGAAAGAATTCATCCTACAAATATAGGATGTTTTATTTTAGAAAGCAATTATTTTTTTATTTTACGCGTATAATCATCCAGTAAAAGTATCCCAGACTCACCTTTATCAGCAATCCACTCTGGTGGGCAATATGTAGTCCTTCTTTTACCTGTAAGCTTAAAACCAGCTTTTACACCCAACTCAGCCTCTATCTCAGTAACCCATTTCTTTTGAGTGATAGCACCATTCTCTATCTTAGCCAATTCCAATTCTTTCATTGGAAAACCAATCAAGTCTGATAACTCTTCTATCATTGCAAGATTCAACTTTACAAAGTGCATACCTTCTTCTTTTGCAAGTTGTTCTACCATTGTGGTCTTACCAAGACCAGCATTACCCATAATATTTAAAGCAGTGGGAACTTTACCACCGTTCTGAATAAATCTATTGTTGTTAATGAAATGCTTAACAAAACCTTTTAACTCTTTTGTGTTTAATTTTACTTGTGCCATGTTTTTAATTTTTAATTTAGTTGGATTTGTGAACCGGGCAATTGTTGATTAGGTGTACCATTTGTGGAAATAACCCACAACATTTTGCCTCTTGGTGTAATACTAGTAGTACATTCACCGTCTGTTAAATAAACTAAGGATGTGTAGATGTGAGTATTACTATTATAATACTCTAGTATAGGGTCAAATTCTGTACCCCCTCTACCATAAATTGTTATATCCTTTCTAGGATTATATTTAGAGATGTCTCGGATTTCTGTATCACACTGTGCTACAGTTAATTCCGTTCCTGCTCTATGCAGGTGATATATTTCATTAAGAAATTCTTTAACTTCAGTATCACTAACTGAACCTGAAGTATCTATTGCAACCAAGATATGTTTCTTGGGTTTAAATTTCATTGCCGGAAAATCCGGAAATCTCTTGTTAAATTTCTTTCTAGATGTTCTTGTCTCTACCTGATAACTGTTACCTATAAAGTTCCTAATATATTTACGCCAATCAAACTTTGGAGGCTCCGGATTTGTAATCCTATGATATATATTAGAAATCTCTCCAGGTAAATACCCTCTTGCTTTAATCACTTCTTCTGCAGCTTCACGTATTTGATATTCTGCTTGTGCTGTCATTAATCTTTTTTCAGCTTCAGACATATTATCAAATTCTTTCCATGTTTCATGCATGTCTTCATCACCTAGTGCATCAAGTAAATCTTGTAAACCACCACCACAATTACCATTACGATTATTATTTTCTTGATCTTTAAGAAGTTCATTGTAATAATAATCAGTTCCGGCTTTAAGTTTTAAATTTAACTCAGGAAATGTACTAGGAAGAATTGCACCTTCTGGAAGTAAGTGCTGAGGAATATATTGATTTAACTCACAATCTGCAGCTATATTAAACAGTCTAAAGTCACCATAGCTATTTCTCAAATTAATATGATCAAAAACTATATGTAAAACTTCATGCCATAGTAAGCCTTTTCTGTGATCATTACTCAAACTATTCCAGAAATCAGGGTTAATTACAAGCTTGTAATTAATATTTTGTCTACTGACACCTGCTGTGGGTACAGCTTTACCAAATTCCTTATTCAAACCAATAAGGAACAGACCATAAAATGGTTGTTCTAGCATCAACTCTTTAGAGATGATTGCTAGCTCTTCATGTTTGTTCATAAAATTAAATTAGTTTATCTAGTTCTTCTAGATATTTGAATGCCTCTTCTTCTTCTGCATCTATAAATGCATCACCAACCTTTCTTTTAAAGGCGTGATCTATTGTTTTTATAAAGAAAGAATTTTTAGATTTGGCATCATTACATGCCTTTTTAAGATCATTGTTTAAGTACTCTCTAATAAAAGCATACTGAATATTGAGAGCTCTTGCTAAGATATATGCTTTTCTAACTTCTTTTAGCTTATCATTATCCATTAAGTCTAATAGCTATAGGATCTGCCCAACCATTTGAATCTTCTACACCTTTTACATAGGCATCTGCTTCAGCTTTAGTATCAAACTCAATAACACCATAGTCATAATCTTTTTCAAGCTCTGTATTGGTGTCAGAAAGCAAAGCGTCCCAGCCATTTATATCTACATAAACAGCAGCTTTTTGAGAGAATGCATAAGCAACTCTATACGTTTTCTTTTTTTCCATTACTTTAGGATTTTAATTTCTACTCTTGGGTTTTTATTATCATATTGGTAAATAGCAAATACCGGAATAAGTTCATCAGCGTTATCATCATCTATCCAATCATAGTTTACCATTGCATCTTGTACAGCTTGTGCTATGTTAATCAAGTCAAACTTATGTCTGCTCTTTCTATAGAACTTAAACTCTACATACAATGGCTTAGTAAGACCTTTAGATTCTTTTCTAAACTGTTTTGCTTGATCTTTAAATTCTTGCTCGGTAGCAGCTTTCCATTTTCTTGTAGCTGCACTTGCTATACTATATCTTCCGGTCCATACTCTACTATTCTTTGAACTAGGAGTGTTACCATGTATTGTATATATCATAAAAGATGATTTATTATATTTTGTATCTTCTTTGTACCATGTGCTTTAACAGCATCTGCTACATCTTTTTCCACTTGCAAATATAATGGTTTTAGATTTGGATACATATTACAATATTTCTCTGTTGAGATTCTACCTGCATCATCATTATCAAAAATTATATACATTTCTTTATGATTAAGCTGAGAAATAAATTCTTTCTTAATCATACTATTCTCTGAATCAGGAGCAATAAAATCAAAATCTGGAAACATAGTTCTTAAGCATAATCCATCTTTCATAGATGATGCAATAAACAACTTATCTTTATCCTGCAGTTGATCACTACCCTGTACATAATCTTTAATCTTTAAAAACTTTTTTCTTGAATTAGTGGGCTGATATATCTTGCAAAGCTCTTCTTCTTTATTGAAATAACCATAAAGAATACTAGAACTTACATTTATAGATTTATACAGACCATCCTCTTCTTTAAACATTACATACTCCTGTATTGGTTTTACATTATAGAAATCCAATAATTTACTACCAATATTATATTGACCCCAATATTTGGCATCATTTGTATTCCAATTACGGAGTGTGCAAGTATCTACTTTATATCTTGGTGATTGTTTAAATGTTTGTATAGTATAAGCATCACCGGGTTTGTAGAGAGCATAATCTTTAACTATTCTATCAATAGCTGAGAATCTATCAGGTAAACCAAATAACTGCTGTACTAAATCAACATGATCACCGCCCCTGTTAGTTGAGAAGTCTTTGTATTTATAAACTCCCTTCTCTTTATTTACATAAATAAACATACTTGGAGTTTTGTCATTGCTGTTAAACAAAGACTTCATTCTAACATCTTGGCCACTAAGCTTTTCTGTTAATTTACAATAATGTTCAAACACCCAGGTTATTGGAACACTTGTAATATCAAATAAACCTTTAGTGCTAATCATACATACAATAATAAGAAAGGGGGAATAAACTTCCCCCTTTTCTTAAATAAACTTTAAAAGTTAAAACTCAAACTCTGTAGATTGAGGTGCAGGTGTGCTATCCATAAAAGGATTAACATCATCATTATTACCACCAAACTGTGTTACAGTTTTAGCTTCAGTCTTTTTAATGTGTTCTGCAGGATTAAACTTCATTAACTTACTAGCTTCAATACTAGCATTCTCAATAGCATAACTATTCATAGAAGACTTAGGAAGGAATAAGTCATACTTAGTATAACCATCTTTCTCATATTCTTTACCAGCTGTGCATATTCTAATCTGTGTTTTACTATTAGTGATAGCTTTGTTAGCACCATTTACAAATTCTTCAATAGTTTCATATTTACCATCTGCTTCTTCAAACCATTTCATGTTATCTGTAGCAATACAGATTTGTTGAATAGCTCTAAGAATACTTATATCTCTGCTAATCTTTACACCTGTTTTAGTTACACCGTCAGAGAAAGGATAGTAACCAAATTTTACTCTACCGATCTGTCCTTTGTGTCTACCAAGTTCAGGTTTATCTTTATTTTTAAAGAAACCTTCAAACTCAGAACCCATGTCTGGGCCCTCTACATTAAGAACAAGATGATAAGCACCTTCTTTATAAGATACTTTCTCAAGTCCAAGATTGTAAATAGTTACTGTGTGTTCACCGGGGTTTAAGGTTTTAGCCGTGCTGCCACCTTTAGATTGAATGTCTTTTGTGCTAATCATAATTTTAATTTTCGTAGTTAATAATTGCTTGTTTTACTAAGTTTAAGTCATTAGCAATTTCAAATGACTCAAACATTCCTGCTGGAGATTTACATGTATTCTCACTATTATTCTGAGTCTCAAATACATATCTTATAATTCCATCTTTGTCTTTCTTTACTTTACCAAAAAGTACAATAGAGAATAAACCTTCAAGAGTTAAAGAGTTATCTACAAGTTTACCAATAGTTTTGGCTTTAAACTTTCTTCTACCTTCTAAATCTTGTGATTCTTCTGCATGAGTTAGAAAAAATATAGTAAGATCATCACGCATGTAAATAGGCATCCTTGCAATGTGGGCCATATTTTTACCAATGCTTGTGAATTTTTCATAACCTTTTTCATCAGCTCTATCAAAATATTCAAAAGCAAAAATGTATTGAAAATCATCTATAACAATGTTTTTAATTTCTGGACGTTTTTCATTAACATATTTAAGACAAGCTTCTATATCTTTTACAGATGGTCTAGTGTACATTCTACCTTCCTGGTTTTCTTTAGACCAAATAGGATACATCTTTTTCCATCCTTTAAAAGGAAGAGGTTTG